CTCGAAGATGGCATCAGACATTGCCTTCATGCCCTTGATGGGGGCGTTGGCAAAGCCGTCCAACTTCGCCTGCGCAGCCTGCAGTTGATTCTGATAGTTGTCAGTTACCTTTGACAGGCCATCCAGAATCTTCTGCTGAGCATCAAGTGCATCATTGGCTGCGTCTAGCTTGTCCTTCCATGTTGAGACCACCGCAACCTGTGCGTCCAGCGCAGGCTTCATGCTCAGTAAATTGTTCTTCAGCGTCGGCAGGATCCTTACGAGCCTGTCGTAACTAGCCAGCGCACCCGGGTCGATTGCCTTAATCTGCTTACGCATGTCTGCGTAGTCGGAGGCGTTCGCCTTTGCCTGCAGGCTGGCAAGTACCTTACCAAAACGCTGCATGTCGTTGTATGCAGACTTGAAGACGTTACCAAAGTTCTTCGCTCGATTGAACGCCTTCTCTACCGCAGCCATACCCGTGGTAACATTCTCCACTAGTGAAGGCGAGTGGTGCGCCCAGGGGTTCAGGTAGCTGAACAACCTGTAGACAGCCATCACTGCCTGGTAGACAATATTAACCACGGCCGTCAGGGCGCCCTTGATGCCAGCCGGCAAAGCGTTGAACGCAGCGACCGTACCGCGAACAACTGCATGCCAAAGCTTCTTCAGGTCATCCCAGAATGCAACAAGTAGAACGATCACTGTTGCGATCGCTATACCCCACGGTCCGGTGGCTGCAGCAACTGCCGCGCCACTGAAGGAACGGATGACAACCAGGAACCTAGTGAACAGTCCAGCGATTCCAGTAAACCCTGCGGCAACGATGGTTCCGATCCGAATCATGACTGTTCGCCACGACACAGCCATCACTGCGGACCAGGCGTTCTGCATCAGAGCTATGGCTACGAGACCAGTTCGCCACACAACACCTACAGCGTACGTGGCGGCAAGGATCGCAGTCTGAACATACATCAGACCACGGCGCCACAGTACGCCAATCGTGGCGAGTCCACCGCCAGTGATCGTCGCCAGCAATCCCATTCCTGACGCCCAGATTCTGCCGGCAATAGATGCACCAGTAAGCAAGGCTACCTGGAGTCCGCCCATGGCGCGAGTGACGCCACCCGTGAGGGCGTACATCGCTACAACTCCACCGCGAGCCATGAATCCCATGCTGTTCAAGAACAGCATTACCGGCATCCTAATAAGACCGCCAAGTGCAGTAGCTACCCGCACGATAGGTCCAACAAAGAATCCGAATAGGTTTGAAACCTCCGCCACGAGCAGGGCCGTGGCGCCAAAGATTCTGACGAGCGGTCCGAGGATCGCCATGAAAGCTAGAAGTCCAAGGATACCTAGCTGGATTGGCTGCGGAAGACTGCTGAACGAAGTGATCAGGTTCTGTAGACTCTGTGCCAGGTACAGGATCAGCGGGATCATCGGAGTGATGATGTCCGCTGCTGCGTTCTGCAGCATAGTCCAGATGATCTGGAGTCGACGAGGGTTGCTCGTAAGAACAGCCGTCAACTCCTTGTTCATCTGATTGAAGACGTCAGTGTCGTGGGCGGTAGCCTGTAGAGCTTTCTGGTAATAGCCGTTGGTGTTAATGAGATCCCGCATGAGGACCTCGAACTTGTTAACCTGCCAACGACTAGCTGCGACAGAGCTGACAACACCCTTCTGGGCGTCGGACAGTCCCTCAAACTTCTTCGCCATCGTGATGAGGCGATCGGTCATCGTCGCGGACTTCCAAGACACGTCTTTGATGCTGATGCCCATCAGGCCAAGGACCTGAGTAGTCTCCTTGGTGGGCGAGATGAGTCGAGAGAAGATCGTCTTGAGTGCATTACCAGCCTGGCCGGCAGATCCAGTTGCAGGAGTAAGCGCAGCAAGCATAGCTGCAAGGTGTCGAACATCGACGCCAGTACTTCGGGCGATACCTGCCGATCGCTCAAAACCCTGAACTAGACCGGCCAGCGAAATGCCAGTCTGGTTCTCCACCATGTTCAAGACCGCGATAGTCTTGGTAAGGTCTGCAACACCAAAGCCATACTGTGCCTGAATCGAAATCAGGGCCCGCGTAGCTTCGGTTGCATCCATCTCGCCAAGGATCATGGTCTGCATGGTGAGATCAACAGACTTGGCTAGCGCAATTCCAGACGCACCAGCAGCTGCCCAGCCAGCTGCCACGTTCAGGACTTCAGCTTGGTTTACGCCGTAGGCGTTGGACAGCGCCTCAAAGTTATTCTTGAGTGAGCTGACTTCCTTGGCGTAGAAAGTCGCATCGTGCGTTGCGTCGCCATACACCTTGGTGATCCGCGTGAAGGCTGCCTCATTATTGAGAGCTAGCTTCATTGCCGCAGCACCGGCGACTAGAATCGGTAGAGTGAAGTTGTACTCTAGCTGACGACCCGCCCACTGAATGCGACTACCAAAGGCAGCAAGACCCATGCCATTCAGTACGCCGCCGAATCCAGCGCCAGCACGTGCTGATCTATTGAATGCACCTTGGAGGCCATTAAGTCGAGTGTTCATCGCGGCGAGCTGGGCCTGAGCCTGAGCTGCAAGCACGCGGACTTGAACATTGACAAAGGCATTGATAGCTACTGCCCTCCATGCTTTATTAGGTACATAACTGCAGATAGGAGGATTTCTGGATCTTCCTTTGCCTTGCCAATGATTGTGTTGCAAAGCATGCAAAGTAGACCACGAACTTTTTTCGTATTGTGATCATGATCTACCTGCAAAGTCGATAGGGCAAGTGGGCCGGATGTAAAAGTCTTACAGATAGCACATTTGCCATCTTGTTCTTTAAGCATCCGATCAAAGTCGTCTGGCGTCAATCCATACTTTCGGATACGCTGATATGCAGCCTGTGCGGCTACATATTCTGGATCGTTTTCTCTCTTGCTGCGCTGCCAGATTAGGTTAGCGGCAAGGCAACATTTCTTGCATTTTGTCTTGAGGCTCGGATAGAATTCACAGCCCCACTTCATGCAGTCACAATGCTTACAGAGTTTTACTTCGCAGCCAGACTGAACATGGTCGTGCTCAACTTCAGACACGCATTGCCCCTTAGTTAGAGCCTAATGGGCCTCCAGTGCCCGACGTTGACAACGTACAGGAACGGCCCTGGGACGTCAACCCCAGGGCCGTTCCGTTATTACCGTTTACCTCGACGAGATGATGCTCTCTTGTTCTTGGTGTCTTGATTCTTTCGGTTCCGCTCTTCCTCTTCGTTTCGACGAAATTCTTCTTCGTCTAGCTTTCGGAAGATGTATTCGAACTTGTCAAGCAGATCCGGGTCTTGGTCGTACAGTCCACCATCAACCGGTAGATGACTCCACTTCATATTCCTACAAAGTGAAAATAATCTTATTGCCGGATGCGGCCCGATGGTTGACTCGCCCTTTACCCACCGATCTACCTGGAGACGAAATTTCCCTCTTCGGCTTCACGCTTCTCTGCCACGGCGCGGAGTTCCTGGAGGTCGGCGATCTCCTTGTCGATCTGCTCGACGGACATCTCGTTGAGCAGCCATGGGTTCGCCTTGCGGATGGCCTTCTCGAGCTGCGCCAGCACGGCCGGGTTTGCCCGATCGATCCACTGAGCCAGCGATCCACCAGGCGTCTTGCCGGGATTGAAGGGGATCAGCTGCGGCTGGCCGTTGGTGAACATCACCATGTGCCAGTTGCAGATGGAGTGCAACAGCAACTCCTTGCGATCTGCCGACTGGTCGAACGGGATACGTGCCTCGCCGGACTTCTGGTTGAGGTGCACGTCCGACCGGGTCGCCTTGAGGTACTTCGCCCGATCGCCCTCGGTGAGTTTCTTGAACTCGATCCACTGGCGGCCGTCCGGGAAGGTCCACTTCTCGACCTCGTCGAACGAGTAGTAGTTCTCGTATCCGTTGAACGGATCGATGTTCTCGTGAGGGACGGCGACATCACTCGGCGTGACGTAGCTGTCTCCGCCGCCTGCGGTGGGATAAGGTTGCATCGTCAGTAGGGCCTCTCTGTGTCCATTGCGACGTTTTACTTACATGGTGTGGGGCCAGGCTCCGGACGCTAGAGCCTGGCCCCACGATTACCGAGTGAAGCTACGCGACCGTTGCGAGGTCGGTTGCAACCTCTGCGTACATGATCTTCCGCTGCGGATTCGGCCGCAGCGCCTGGTACTCGAGATCCGACTCGATGATGTCGTCGCCGGACGCCTCGAGGGTGAACGGCTTGAGTGCCACCTGCGGGAACGTCAGCTCGAGCGTGTACTTGAGCGTGCCGCCTGCGCCGGGAATCGCCTCGTAGGTCTGCATGTTGATGACGACCGGCTGCTTTGTCGACAGTCCGCCAGGCTGGGTTGCCGCAGCAGAACCGTAGGTCGCCTGCCGCCAGATCGAACTGTCCTGCTCGCGAATCGTCAGGCCGAGTGTGACCTCGCGACGCTTCGGAGTCAGGTCGCCGAGGTAGAAGCTACCGAGACGGAAGTCGTCATCCTCGTAATTGTTGTTGATGTCGACGCTGAACGACTTGCCTGGAATCGTGATGCCGTTGTACGAGAACGTGATGTTCGTTCCGACCACCATCGGCAGGTTGTCAAACGCCGAGGCGATGCCCGGCATGCCAGTGATTCCAGCCTCCTGCTTGCGAGCGATGATGCCAGCGGTACCCATCAGGTAACCGTCGGCGTCAGCCTCCAAGTGGAAGGTGTTGATCACTGCGTCGGTGTAGTTGTACGTCTCGAGCGAAGCGCCGATCCGCTCCTGGATCGCGATGAACGGAAGCTGTGCACCGTCGCTCGGAACGAACGTGTGAGTACTTGCACCCGTGTAGGCAGCACCGGCCGTGGTCGTAGTCGGCGTCAGCAGGGGCGACGTACCACCAGTGAACGACGGAGTCACCGTCGGGTTGGTGATCACGCCTGCAAGCGTGCCGTACCACGTGATGGTCACCGGCGCCGTCAACAGCGGGCCGCCGTTGCAGTCGACTTCACCTTCGGCGATGTTGCTCAGTGCCTCCAGTGCCGACTGGATCTGCGCTGCCGTGGCGTTGTACGGAATCGCTGCAGTTGTCTGTGCGCTGTACGTCAGCGTGAAGCTACCACCGGTGGGCGCACCCGTCAGAGTAAGCGTCGTGACGTGGTTGGTGCCGCCAGGAGTCTTGACGTACTTGATGCCAAGCGCGCCGTACAGAAGCGTGAGCATCGCGTTGAAGCGACCATAGAACTCCAGGTCACCCGCCCATGAAACAGCGCCGAGATATGCGTCGTTGACATCCCGACCGCCGCCGATCTCCGGATCGGGGATCATCAGCTCTCGGTTGGTACCGATGCCTCCCGATCGAAGCTTCATGCCGATCGCAGTCGAGTTGAAGCTGCCCGGGAAGGTGTCAGGTGTGGGCTGGGTCATGAAAGCGACATAGCCCGCTTGCGAACTCTGACCTGCCATTACTTGCTACCCCCCGTCTTCTTCGTAGTCGTGTTCGACTGGGCGGACTCGGCCGGTTCAGCTGGATCGGTCATCGGAAGATCCTCGGCGGGTTCGACCTTCACCTGCGACTCCGCCGTGGTCACCTGAGCTTCGATGGCCGCCTGCATGATGTCGAGTGCGCCGGCCGTACTGTTGACGGCGATGTCACGCTGCCGAAGGGCTTCGTCACGGTCTCGCTTGAGACGAAGAACTTCAGAAACGAGCTTCGCGTCTTCCAGCTCCTGGGCCTTGTCCACGAGTGCGAGGTCGCGTTCGGCAGTAAGAGACGACACGTCGGCGCGCAACTCCCCTGCCTGGGCTAGCAGCAGTTGTCGCTGCTCTTGACTCAATGTCATGATGTCTCCACAGTCTCCGTCTCGAACCAGCATTCGATCCATGAAGTCTGGATGTAGGTCCCTTTGATCTCGTTGCTAAGGTAACGCTGAAGTTCGATACCTCGGCGACCCATGCGTTCGCGGGTATTATCTACGTCCACGGCCAGCGCAGTCAACCCCATGTGCAGTGGCAAATCACGGTAGAACATCCGCCACAGTCGGTTACTCAGGATTGAATGTACCGAGATACACGCAGCTTCGTCGGTGTCCTGAACAATCGTCTGAAGGATAACGCTGTATCGTTTGAGGGTTGGCTCAAGAGACAAGTGCTCGATCGACGTGTTGTCAGGACGCTTCATTGCCGGAAAGATTCCAACTGCTTGAGTAGGATCACTTGTCCGTAGTTCTCGGCGATACACCTTCAGTTGCTCTTCGCCAACGTCCAGATCCGAATCACAGTACGTTGGAATTCTTGCAGCCAGTAGTGCGATTACGTTGTTAGGAAACTCCGTATCACCTGCGACAATCATATCATACCCTCCGTAATGTATACAACCAGTTCGGAAGTTATGAACAGAACGTCGTTTTCATTCACGCCGATCACTGGTCTTGCAGGAGTTGAAGGTGACGCCCTGCCGCCCTGGGCGGTAGCTATCTTCTGACTCAATGCCGCACTGGCGGTCAACGGTGGATGCATGAGTTCTGCACCGATCCCCGTCATAACCACGTCCGATTGAGTATTGACCAGAAAGTCTTGCATCTCTCCAGTTCGTACATTTATCGGATGGTCGGGAGGGTATCCGTAGGCTGCACGGATTTGTTGAGTCGCCTGCTCTAGCGGATGCCAAGCCCCAGAGACGTCGTCACCCTCTGAGGTGAATCTCCCTTGAATCCGGTTTCGAATGAAAGGATCAACGATGCCCTGCAGGAAGGTAGCTAGACCAGCAGGACTTAGCCTGGTCTGCAACTGGAGAATTACTGCAGCAGCTTCGGTTGTATCCGCATCGATCTCTACATAGAAGCTCACGTCAGCTCCTAGTAGGTGTACGGACTACGTCCGCCAAAGTAAGCAGGAGGACGGCAGGCGAGCAGCGAAGACTGTGCGGGATTTCCGAACACAACACCGAACTGCTCAACCGCCGAGACATCATCCGCGAACGAAGCCTGCGGCCCAGTCGTTCGCTGATTGTCGCCAGGGTTCACCGGGTCCGCGCCCGGCAGAATGATGGTTCCGTCGACTATCTGATTGAGAGCCATCATGGCCTGCTCAACAAGATACTTGGCGTACTGATGCAGCTGATCATCCTCCCCGCCAGCGTCAAGCGCCATCAGGAGTCGACCACTTGCCAACCAAGCGTTGATACGCTTCAGTAGCAGCGCGCCAGCCCGCTGCGCCTGAATACCTACGTCGAGAACGATGGGGGTGACGTACTGCAGGCCGAGGATCGAGTCCATCTCGTCAGCCGTCGACTGAACGTAAGTCGCAGCGGAAGATGGAGTCGGAACATTGCCAAGCAGCAAATCACCGACCGCGCAGTACGTCGCCATCCGATTTCCTTACTTGTCGATCGTGGGCGCGGGAGTCGAAGAACCAGTGGTCTTCGCCTTCCCCTTGTCCGCCTCGACCGGCTCCTGTCGCGGCGAAGTCCGAGCGTTCTCGGCCGTCATCTTCTCGACGTCGGTCGGAAGACCGGAGCGAACCAGGAGATCCACATCCTCCTGAGACAGGAACGGCTTCTCGGTGTCGCTCGCGTAGGTACGGTACTCCGCCGAGACGCCGATATACCCGTCGACGTTGTTTCCCGCAACTCGGAAGTCTCGTCCGACAGTGCGAACGACAAAGTCTCCGTCGGGGGTTTGGTCCTGAGTGTTTGCCTTGTCCGCCATCGGACGATTCCCTCTCTGAAACAGAAGGGGGGTCGGTAGTCTAACCGACCCCCCTGCGTGTTCGACCTGTCAGCGCTCGGTGACGGCGACGACTCGCCAGCCCGTCCCCTTGCGACCGGTGCCGGTGAAGACGAGTCCGCCTCCGCCGCCGTTCTCTCCATGGAACGCGGTCGTCATGTACTTGCCGGTTCCAGTCCCGCGTGCGTACTGCGGAAGCTGGCCCGGAGTCTTCACGACCACCGTTCCATCGGCATTGCGCTTTGCCATTGCTGCCTCCTAGTACACGTCGTACGTGAAGGTGTACTCCATGTGCGGGAAGACCGGGAACGTCTTGATCCCGGTACCCATGTCCAGGCCCCAGGGGTCCACCCCGAAGTCCTTCTCCCACTCGTAGAAGCCGGGAGTCCACAGACCCGCCGGGTGCGGCGAGGTGAGGAACCGGCCGAGGCCGAGTCCAGTCTCGTCGAAATCGTTGATGTCCGACTCTTCGGGAAGGAAGATGACCCGGTTCTCCGGAACGAACCGGTTCAGCGTGAAGGTCGTCGCGCCGACTGCCCGCGTACGGTACACGCTGTCGTACTCCGTGAACGTCAAGCCGGTCTGCTGCTCGACGATCGCCTGCGCAGCGTTCGGACCCCAGCCGTCGACCAGGTACCGCGGGTCCCCCATCAGGGGGGTGGCACCGGGGTTCAGGACCAGGCCGGTTCGCTGTGCGAAGAACGCGCTGTTCAGGATGTTGCTGAGCGCCTGACGCGAGATCAGCGCCCGAGTGATCCGGATGCCGTAGACGTTCCAGGCGTACTGCTGAATCTTGGTGATGTCACCGATCGGGTCCGAAGTGTTGTTCGGAGTCGTGTTCCAGGCGGAACCGAAGGCACCCATGCCCAGCGGGTTTGCGGCCGGAGCCATCGCCTGCTGCGCCGAGGGCCGACCCCAGTCCACCGTGAACTTGATCTTGCCGTCGTTGTAGGCGTACACCCCAGTCGACAGCGAAGTCATGCCGAGATCTTCGATCCGGTTGTCGAGCTTCCGACGCCGACGCATGGTGTCACGCGCCATCTTGACGTTGAACTCGGAAGTCATCGAGTTGACCGTCAAGGCCAACTCGTTCGAATCCCGCATGACCTCCTGGATGCTCAGCCAGTCGCGGTACCGCGAGACATCCGAGGCCACGTAGTGGTCCTTGACTGCCCAGTCGATGACCGACGCCCGAGCCTCGCCTCCGAAGATGTCATCCTTCTGCGCAAGCTCCGACTCTGCATCCTCGGCGCGAGCCGGGGCCAGGCCGTCGGTGATGCCACGAGCATACTGGAAGATGACGTCGTCAGTCGCAACTTCCATGAATGGAAAGAGTTGCAGCGCGATGTGCATTTCCGGGGGGACGATCTCGCGAACGACACCCAGTGCCGTCTCCTGCCGAACCAGGCGGTCACGCCCGATCGGGGAGGCGAACTGCGAGCCGGAAGGCCCACCTGCGAGCCCGGCGGCAGCCGAGCCAGCCAGTCCGTTGATGTTCATGCTTGCCTTCCTGCTTACTTGAAGGTGACGTCGAGGCCCTTGGTGGACCTCATCGCGTCGGCGGTCGTGTTGGTCAGAACGACGTAGGTGTTATCCGCCTGCATTTCCAGGCACCAGCCCTGGACCGCCGTCCCGATGTACATCGCCGCGACCTCGCGGTCCGACTCCATGAGCTGCCACGGGAGGAACGTGTCGTTCAGGCCGACGATGTTCGCCAGCGTCTGACGACCGTCTGCCGCACCGGCAACACCGACCGTGGTCGTAGTGACCGCCAGCGTACCGGTAAGACTTGCGTTGCTCACCGTCATCTGGGTGACGTTGCCGATCTGGTTGCCGTAGAAGGTGACCGTGACTGCGGTCGTGTTGATCGGTCCACCGGCTGCCACGATGTCGCCAGGCACGATGTTGTTCAGCGCTTCCAGCGCCGCCTGGATGACGGCCGCCGTCGCATTGAAGGCGATGTTCGCAGTCGTCTGACCGTTGTAGGTCAGCGTGAACGTACCTGCCGTGACCGTGGTCGGCGTAATCGTCTGAACCTCGGCTGTGCCGGAACCCTGGAACGGACCGATCTTGCCGCTATCAGGACCTGACGTGATCTTCGCCATCACGACGCCGCGCTGCAGACTCTTCTGTCCGCCGACGTTGTCGATCGTGACCGCAGGGATGGTGGCCGCAGCGACCGTGTACGACTCGAACTTGCAGCCGGCAGACGAACGGAGGTATTCGTTCCGTCCGAACGGAGTGTTGATTGCAGTGTTCTTGGTGAACGATGCCATGCTGTTTCTGTCCTCTCCCTGGCTCTACTCGCGCCGAGCCCTGGTTAGAGCTTGTAGGACGGGTTGAGCGCGACGAGGCGCTTG